GACGTGTGCTCTTCCGATCTCCTTGAATTTGACCTATGCCCCCGAGAACCGTACGACAGAAATCAACTATGCATACTTCTTTGTCTCGGTTCGTCTCGGTAATGAGCTTGCAGGCTTAGAGCCCGAATTACCAATTCACCAGGATTACCTGGCAGCAACCTTTGACAGTTCCAGCAACCATATTGTGGCCGTCCATTTTGCGCCGCCGGGATGTTTCCGTGTGCTGCACCCTGTTTATGATCGTGATCTGCCCCTTGCGCCCGAGCAACGTGTCGATCACGTCGATCGCCGTGTTGGTCACGCCGGTCGCAAAGCTCGACACGCTGCCAACCAAGCCCTCGGCCGCCGCCTCCGTCGCGCCGAGCGAGTAGCTGGCAATGCGCCCGCCGATCCCGGACGTGGCGATGTTCTCGACAGCGTTCGCGTGATCGACGCGCTTGCGGAACTCGCGCATCACCTCCGGTGGAAGCGAGCTGCGTGACCTTGACTCGCGGAGATCCTGTCGCGCGCGCGTGAACGCAGCCTTGACCGGATCCTCCGGTCCCTGCGTCAGCAGGTCACGCTGCGGATCCTGCGGCCGCGGCGTGGTCAGGCGCGGCGGATCGGAGCCAGCGCCCACGGGTTACTTGCCTCCCGCCGACTGCGCGAACAGATACTCCAGGAACACGTTGATGAGGATGTCCATGTCGCGCTTCGTTGTCACGTCGCGAGCATCGGCCGCCTCGATGATCTGCGCCAACGCCTCGGAGTAGATGTCGTCCTCGCCACGCATCGGCTGCGACGAACGCCACTTGTTGACGAGATCCTGCTTGCCGCGCAGTGCGGAGCTAAGAGACTGCTCGGCGATGGCGCGCAGGGCTTGCGGGTTGTCGGTGGGAAGGAGATCGGTTTGCGAGGGTGGGGTAAGCGAGGATTGCTGGGCTTGTGCAGACGGCGGCTGCTGTCCGGTTGGCGCAGCGGAAGCGGGAGCCTGCTCGACCGCGCGACGAACGGCGTTGAGATCGCCCGACACGATCGCTCGACGCAGCCGATCCTTCGCTTCCCGATCATTCCAAAACGGATCACCGAGCATGCTCGACGCCGCACGCAGAATGTCGTCACCAAGGTCCGGCTGTCGCGCATACCGCCCCTGGTAGAAGGCCGCCGACTTCGGATCCAAGTCCTCCAGCACAGGCTTCCCGTCGGACACCCTCATGCGCTTACCGATCGTCATGTAATACTCGTTGATCTTGGCAAGCTGCTCCTCGACATCGAGATCCTTCCGCAGACTCTCCAACTCCTGCTTCTGCTTGCCGACCTCCAACTCCATCGCATCGTTCTGCAGGCGCGCAGAGCGAACCTGCTCTTTGTTCATCCCCAACATCGCCATCTCGTTCGCCATCTGGAGCCGCTGCTGCGCCTCCATCTTGCGAACCTCGTTCATCTGAATCTCGGCCTGCGCCGCACTCTGCTCGATCTGCGCGCGCTCGACATCGAGACTCATGCGATGCTGCCGGTAGAGTTCGTCGGCCCGTGCCTGACGGAAGTTCTCGGCCGCGCCGGCAATCCCCTCGCGCTCCGACTCGACCTGCGACAGCTCGTAGGGTTGAACTAGCTGCTGCGACCGAAACAGGTTGTCGGCCACCTACGCCACCATGGCCGCGATCGACGCGGTGATCTGGTCCAACGAAGCGACCACACCGTCCCAATAGGGATCGAACGCGAACTCGGAGCGGTAGACCTCTTGGAAGATTTCCTGCGACATGGCCTGCTGCATCGCCATGCCCGCGCCGGCACCGGCGCCAGCGCCACCGGGGCCACCAGCGCCACCACCACCAGGAGGCCCGCCCTGCGGACCCTGTGGCCCACCGGGACGTTGCCCTTGCCCCTGCCCTTGCCCGGGTCCCTGACCCTGCTGGCCGGGCGCACCGAACCCTCCACCACCCGGGGGAAGGAAACCGCCACCACCCGGGGGTTGCTGCTGCGGCCCTCGTTGCTGCTGCCCTCCACCCCCCCGGGGTGGCTGCTGCTGCGGGCCGAGCGGGGGAGTCCCGGGCGGCGGCGCACCTGCCCCAGCACCGTCCCCGATGGACAGCGGTGGAGGCGGGATGTCCGGCCGAACCTGCGCCTGCTGACCCGGCTTGTAGGCCGACTCAGGCGGCGGCGGCATGCCTAGCTGCTCATACCCTTCCTGCGTGTTCTGGTCGTAGGCGTCAGCATCAGCGGTGCCTGCCTGCGTCGCGGCCATGATCCCCGCGCCGAGCGCCGGGTTGATGAAGCTCGCCGCGATCCCGGCAACCGTTCCGATCGCGCGCAACTGGCTCGCCTTCCGCGCGGCCTTCTTCGCTTCGTGCGCCTTGTGCTCGCGGTATCGGAACAGGTAGTCCGGCGTCTCCTCCGTGCGCGAGGCGAGCAGCACATCGGACATCCGCGAGTGGATGCCGGACGCTGCGGCTGCCGCGCCACCCGGCCGGTAGCTCTCCATGAACCCGAGCGCGTTGCGCTGCGCGCCGAAAGCATCGTCCTCCAGCCGGCGGTTCCGACGGATGCGGGCCAAATCCGCCGCGAACTGCACATGCGGCCCGAGTTCGTGATCGGGCATCAGCGCATCGGGATTGCGCGGAAGCCCGTATCTGTCCACCCCGCCCCAAGCGCCCATGCGACGACGAACCTCGGGGTCCCACTTGTCGCTGACGCTCATCTGGTAGCGGGGGTCGTAGATTTCGCCGACCATCGGTTAGCGATCCTCAGAGGCCGAGCCTCGCGGTGTGGAAGCCACCATCCGCAGCGGTGGCGACAAACGCATACGGCCATGCAAGCGTGACGACGTGCCGGCGCATCTTCTTGATGAGTTCGCGCTTAGCGACCGCTCCGACCGCGTAGCTGTGCAACTGGTTCTCGGCGCTCCCCATCATCAGGTGAGAGATCGCTTCGATCGTCCCAGCCTTGATGACCGACCCACCCGCGCGCCGCACCACAGCCGCCGCGTAGGAGTAGGACGGCGCATCACCCGTGTTTCCGAGCCGCGCCAAGTCCTCGTCGCCGAACATCTCGATCGTTGTGATCTCCGGCGGGATCAGGTCGTAGGGATAGGAGTTCGCGCCATGCACGGCGGACAACCCATCTTCGACCTTCTGCCTCGCGCCCACTTCATTCGGTAGGGTGGACCCAGGAGCCGGCGCGAGCTGCGCGTAGAGGCAGAGCGCAGCGGTCGGCAACGCGGCCGACTTGACGAACGCCACGCCGGTCACACGCCCGCACATCTCCATGGTCGCCGTCCCCGTCGCGGCGGCGCTGGCAATCCTCTGGTTGATGTCCAGCGGACGCTCCAGGATCAGGAACGAGTTGGCCCCGTTGCTCTCGCAGAGGAACCGGCCCCGGATGCTGTAGTTGTCCGACTTGACATCGAGGATCGCGTGGAAGCGACGCGGATCCGACCCTGGGAAGAAGTAGTGATCGTCGGACACGATGACAAGCGGGTAACGCTTCGTGCCGCTCGTGCCCTCGCCGACCATGATTACCGCGCGTTCGTGCGTGCCGGCGCTCTCGAAAGCCGACGGCAACGCTGCGTCTTCGAGACTTCCATCGGCCGCGACCACGCGCGTCCGCTCCAGCTCGAACTCCGTCGTGTGCGCCTTCTCGAAAGACGTGATCTGCGTCGCGCCGCCAGCCAGCCAGAACCAGTCCACTTGCAACGTCGAGAGATCGCCGCCGGCCGAATCCTCCGGCATGACGATCTCGATGTGCGTCGCGTCGATGAGCCTCGCCCAATAGTTGCGATCGTCGAGTTCGGCGACACCGGAGCCGGACAGATGGGCTTGGTAGACGTAGCGCCCCAGGTCCCACCCGTCGATTCCGGGCGCGACACCAAGCTCCATCGCCGCCGGGGCCGGGGCCGTCAGCTCGATCGAGACTTTCTGCCCCTTGCTGCATGCGGCCAGGGTTCCCGTTCCATCGTTCGGCGTAGCCGAGTGGATCCCGAGATCCAGGATCTCGTATTCGCTGCTCGTGACGAACGGGTAGTGGAACGTGGACGCCTCGGCGTTGGTCCCCTTTGACGCCTGCGGCACACGGAACAACGCCACCCGGTCATAGAGCTGGTTCGCCGCATCGACCGCGCTGTTGTAGATCGCCGCCGAGATCCCGCGCACATTGACGATCGGCGCGTAGAACTTGAACTCACCATCCGGCGCGATCAGCAGGTCGTTCGAGATGTGCAGCTTGCTCACGAACCGGATCGACTCGGCTCGTGCGGTGTGCAGATTCGGGTAGTCGTTGCAATGGATCTCCTGGTCGAACCGCAGTCCTAGGTAGAGCGCCGGCTTCCCGCGCTTCGCAGCAGTCGGGCTGACGAGATTGGCTCCCGCACTGAACGAGTTGGAGAACAGGGATCCAGTCGAGTCCCGCTCCACGGGGATCGACGAGATGTTGAAGATCGGCGAGTAGTGCCCGAACGTCTCGGACGGATCGGCCTGGAAGATGCTTTCGGCGAACGACGTGCAGAGTCCGCCCGGGACCTCCTCGTGCTGGAACAGCGTCAGCGCATGCGCCGCGTTGTCCTGCCCGGCCAGAACCGTTCGCGCCTGACTGATCGCGCCGCCACCCTGCATCGCGCGGACACGCTGGGTGCGGTGGATGATGGCTTGGACAGTCAGCCCACCGCTGACCGTCCCGGCCGACGTAACGGGGATCGTGAACGCTGTGGTGGACGTGGCTGTGGCAATGTGCCGACCCAGGATCGTCGGATCCATCGACGTGCCATCAGCCTTCTGCTGTGACCCGACCAGCTCAACCCAAAACCGCTGCCCGGTGGCATAGCCGTGGATCGTGCCCAGCGCAACCGTTGTCGTTCCGACACCTCCAGTGATTGATGTTGGACCGACATACTTCCACGGGACCGAGATGTCGGCCACCAGCATGAGCTGAATGCCGCGTGTCAATCCGCCGCCCCGGGACAACAGCTCCGTCAGCCCCCAGCGGTTGATGCTCGTGCCCAGGTCGCCGTTGCGCGGCGCGTGCATCTGGAGCGAGTCGATGTATCCACCGTTGCGGACATCGAACCCGAGCCGGTAGTAGGTCACGCAGTAGCCGGTCGTCGCACCGTCGTCCGCGAAGTTCGTCTCCTGCCGGTAGGCTGAGCACCGGCCGATGAAATCGCGGTAGTAGACGTGCGACCGCAGGCCACGCGGCATGATCTTGCCAGCGATCCCGGCTCCGGTCAGCGTGCCGAGCGACGCGAGATCGAGCTGCATCCGTCCGGTCAGCTTGGCCGTGCCGGCCGCGCCGCCAACCACGGTCACGTTGATCGAGTTGCGGACCAGGAACGTCGTCGTCGATAGCGCGTAGGCCATCGAATAGGTGCCCTGCCCACCAGCGGCCAGGATGTCGCCGGAGACTGGCGTGTTGAGATTCCGTTCCGACCCGATGTAGTCGGCGTCGATCGGCGGCGTCGAGTCAGTGCCTCGGATGATGACGGGGAACGCATCGCCCAGGTCGTAGCCGTGCGGCGTCGCCGTCGTGACCACCTGCGACTTGTTCCCGGTCGCAATGCTCGCGATCGCAACGGTGTGCGCCGCGACGTGCTTCGACATCCACGACCCGTCGATCGTGCGCGCACCGACCAAGGCATCGCACCCCTCGACCTCGACCTCGGAGATCAGTTCGCGATCGGTGAACTGCGGCAACGCGCGACGCATCGAGAGCGTTGGCGTGGCACTGCCCGACGGGACTTGCAGGATGTTGTGGCGGTCGTAGGGAAGCTGAACGAGTCCGATCCGCTCCCCACCATTGATGTAAGCCGAGTGATCCCGCTTCGGCTGCTTCGTCTCGCGGTGATGCACGCGGAGCGTCCCGGTCGTTCCGGGGACCGTGATCGTCGCGCCGCCATCGAACGCCGCGAACAGTTGCACCTCGCGCCGGCCCGTGACCTTCACCTGCCAACCACCGTCGATCGCCGGGGTCGAGTTGGTCTGAATGATCGTGACACCCAAGTAGTCACCGATCGCGTAGGTGCTCGGCAAATCCGCGTCCAACCGGATCGTTGCCACACCGCCAACGTCCAGGATCTCATCGACCCCAAACGTCTCTTGAAGCTCCCGACCGAGCAGGTCGCCGAGCATCCGCTTGTAGTTGGCAGTTGCGAGCATCTATCGACTCCGGGCAGTCTCGAAGAAGGCGAACCGTTCCTTGGCTTTCTCGATCAGATCGTCGGTCGGAATCTGGATCGAGACTTCGTGCATCAGCGTTACGGCAAGAGAGTCTACGGAATCCCACACCCGCTCTCCAGCGGGAGCCCCCTCCAGGTCGGCAACGACCCGCAAGGTCATCGGGATTCGGTAGCCGGACGGGGCGGTCAGGAACTCGGCTTGGTGGATCGTCCGCCGGGGCAACGACTTGACCCGCTCGATCGCGGCGATCACGACCTCCTCGTCCCGTTGCGGGTAGGCAACGAGCTGGATCGTCAGAAAGCTCTTGTCGTCCTCGATGTTCGACTGCTCATCGTTGTCCGACGCATGGGAGAAGAACACATCCTTGAGGGGCGCGTCGATCGACACACCGATCGGGTCCTCGATGACGACGGATGCCTTGGTTTCGACCCCGATCAGGGCATTGATCCGGTCGGCGATCGACTGGACCAGGACAGTATTCGGCAGGGTCAGGCCGACCGGGATCACTGCGGCGCTCCCGCGATCTCCAGGGTCAGGTTCTCAACGCGCATCTGGAGGGCCGAGTCGATCTCCAGGCAGAGCTGCAACCCCTTACCGGAGATCCGGTCGGCCTTGAATCGGTGGGTCTGGACCGAAACGGTCGGCACGTCCGGCAGCATCTCCCACCCCGGAACATCACCGTGCGTGTCGGATAGGGAGGCTTGGACCATCGTGCTGTCGCCTACCCCGTCCTCGGTCGGGATGTCGCTCTTGACCGAACAGGAAGCGAAGATTGCGCGCTTCTCGGTAGGGATGGTCGTGTCGTCGCCGATCCCTGACGGGTTCTCTCCCTGCGTCGTGGACAGCAGCCCCCGCGAGTTGACCGTGTAGCGCATCGACAACGCATCGGCTCCCACGGGTTTCAGGTTGCGTGCCTCGCCGGTCGCGCGGGACAGATCGAGATAGTTCGTCTCGATCTTCATGGGGATGCCACCGATCAACAGGCTGGTAGCTGGCCCCCACACGGCGGTTTGCTCCAGTTCCGCGAACCGATACCCGTCATCCGCCATTGCCTGCTTACGGAACGTGCAGGCCCCGCGCTGGATCAGCCGGCGACGCGGCTCGTCGATCAGCGCGTAGCGCATGTCGTCGTCCACGTAGTAGCCGTTGGCGATGTTCGCCGGGTCGGCCCCGCGATTGGGATAGACGCCGGCCGGGAACTCGAAGGACGACGTGGGGCTCGTCACGGCTGCGTTGGCTTGGTGGTAGGACGGCTCGAAGTTGGAGTCGGCCGCCATGTCTTCGAGCACGTAGATCGACCCGTGCTCCGGCCCGAACCGCTCGTGTCCGCCGACATCGGAAGTCAGGTAGCGGTGGTGGCGCAGGATGCCCAGCCGCTCGATCCCGTCGTCGCACTCGACGGAGCCGGCCCATGACATCCAGACCCGGTGCCGCCACACAGACCACGTATTCGTGCGGTAGGACCACACGAGCACTTCGTCGCACGGGAAGCGCGACCGCTCCTGGTCGCTCGCAAGATCCCACGTCGTTCCACCACCCAACGGCGGCTCGACGCCTGACACCTCGGTCGTGAACCGGAACGGCTTGGTCAGGTCCGTGTAGAGGAAGAACAGGACAAGGTTGCGGTCCTTGTCATGCGTGGCGAAGGCGTGCCGCATCAGGCCGGCGCGGTCACGCTTGTAACGCGCGTTCTGCCCGATGAATCGGTTGCGGACCTTCTCGCCGATCCACGCAACCTCGCCACCCATCAGGGCGACCGGCCCACGGTCCGAGATCCACGCAGTTCCATCGTCGAACTCGACCATCGTGTTCGGAGCGATGCAGCCGAACTCGGTGGAGATGAGACGCGGCGTGGACCCGGCGAGCGACTGCCCGAACTCGATGGCGTAGGTGTTGGACCGCGTGCAGGCAACGAACCCATTGCGCGCCGATCCGATCGCCTCGACATCCTCGCTCTTGTCGATGTCTAGGTGGATCCGGTTCCCGGCTGGAGTCGTCGTCGGCTTGCCGACCTCGCTGTGCCAGAGCTGCCCGCGCGGCAACATCATCCACGCTTCCTGATCGCGCGTCTCGTCGAGCACGGACACGTTGGCGAACGTCGGCTGGCGCGCGCCGCGCATGCGGTAGCGCGCGTATGGGTAGCCATGCTGCTGCGTTCCGATCGCAAGGGATCCAGCTCCGATCCCGCCGAAGAACGTCCACCAGTAAGCGTTCGGCGCGAACGGATGCGAATGCGTCGTGTCGTCGCGCGAAGTCATCAGCTTGTCGAGACGGAAGATGCGCTCGACGAAATACTCCTCCTCCTCGGTGATGTTCACGATCGAGGACCGCTCGATGAACTTCGTGAACAGGATGCTCTGTCCCGAGTAGGCCGGAGGGATGTAGCCGGCCGGCCAGAACCCGACGACGCGCGACGGGATGCCGAGCAGCGAAACGCCGGCCACTGGAATCAGGACCGCCGTGTCGCGGTCCATGTTGCGGATGTAGATTTCGTTCGGCCGCAGGTTCTCGGATGTCGTCGAACGCGCGCTCCACAGCGCGGCCGAGATCCGTAGCCGTTGCAGCTCGCCGTGCTTCCCGGCATCGCCGAGCACGCCGCCGTAGAGCGTGAACCCGCGCACGGTCGCCACGGCCTTGCACCCCATCGGCATCTGCTCGATGGCCGGCGGCGGCTGATCTAAGTCGATCTCCGATGAGTCACCGCTGAACCCGTCAACGTGGATCACGGCCGAGTAGATCGGCGTGCGATCAGCGGAGTCGAACAGTTGGTATGGATCGTTCGGCGCAGCCGGGACCTCGGCCGTCGTCTGGAAGAACATCTTGGTCCCGTGGCGCGGCAGCCGCTTGGACCCGACGAACCCAAAGATTTTCCCGTCTGTTGACGTGGCATAGACCATCGCCGTCGTCGCATGCGCCTCGGGCATCTGGTAGCCCGGGTAAACGATCGCCAGCGTGAACACGTGCCCGTTCACTGCCGGCGACACCTGCACCTTGACGATCTCCGACGGAAGGCTGATGTCGCCCGTTGCGTCGTCGCGGATCGCCACGACGAACTGATACTCCCCCTCGGGGATGGTGTAGGTCTCGTCGGGGTCTGGCGTGTCCTGCTTGGCGAGCCACGCACCAGATTGGTAGGGAGGCACTGCGTTGTCCGCCGCCTCGAAGATTTGCGGCTTCGGCAACCCTGCGCTGCGCGGCGCGCAGTAGTAGGGAGTCAACGGGACATCGACACCCTCGATCTCCGATGTGTCGCGGGGCGGGATGACGAACGGAACCTGGAGCGCGCACCCGAAGCCGGGCGCTGCCATGACCACGCGGTCGCTCTGAATGTCCGGCACCGTGCGGAACGGCAACGGCTTGGTCCGACGACGCGGCCGCGCCGGCACAAACGGGTCGATCGCAGAGAAGATCGTCGGCCCGTCATGCGCCAGCAGTCCGACGGGGTAGACGTTCAACCCGGCCGTGACGAGCCACGTCGGGTTCGGATTCGGGGCCGCGCCGCGCTGCGTGTATTCCTCGGTGAAGTCCCGGAACCCGCCAACAGAACAGAACCCGTGCAACCGGGTGTGCAGCGGCGACGTGACGCTTGGCCGATCCAGCGTGATCCACGCGAAGGGCAGTGGACCTTCAACCTCGGGCGGGAGGAACGCAGGCGACGGCGTATCGAGCACCGTATCGCGCGCCGTGCGCGAGAAGCAGTAGACCTCGATCTTGTCAAACGTCGTGAAGTCGTAGGTGGTGTTGTTGAAGACCTTGGTATCGACGAACTCGATCACCGTCGTCGTGTCATCAACCGATGTCACGTCCGAGACGATCAGCTTCTTTTGATCCTCGCGTCCCTCGATCAGATCCTTGATCGCCAGCTCAGTGACAAGCGCGGACTGCGTTTGGTCAATGACATCGACCCACAACTCGATCTCCTCGCCGCGCGCCGGCAAGTAGTTAGGGATCGACGGAGAGGGTCCAGGGACCTCGATGGTCAGTGATCCGGTGGAGCCGGAGGCTGCGGCGAACGTGATCTCCTTCACCTTGATAGGGAGGAGCGTCGTCTCGTCGTAGCGGTGGATCACCCGGCGAAACCTGTTCTCGCCGAACACCATCAGCCGCCCGTTCACCTGCGCGAAGAAGTGCGGGTGGTAGAGCTTGGTCGATGCGCGCAGGTTTACGTAGGTGGGCTCGATGAGCTGACGAATGTAGGTCAGCTCGCTGTCGATGTAGGTGCGCGCGTAGTTCGGCCGCAGCGCCAGCCGCAGCCCCGGCATGCGGCGGATCTCCTGCCCGTCGGAGGAGATGTAGCAGTTCTCCAGGAGGCGGAACGAGAGCTTGCCGGGATCGGCCAGCGACTCATCAACCATGCCCTCCCAGGAGTCGCCTTTGAGGGAAAGAGGGAAGGACCCTGGCATTGGACGGCTACGGCCAGATCGCCCCGAACGGCCCGACCCGCGTGCCCGGGATCGTGTTCAACCGCCCACGCTTGATGCGGAGCGCCGGCTGCCGTTGCTGCTCGAACCGATTGCACGACTGCAACAAGCCCTGCACCGCGCGCTCGGCCTGCGCGGCGAGCACCTGGAAGTGCTGCGGGTTCGAGTCGTCACCGGCCAACTTGAGCGCGGCGGTCAGCACCAGCGCCTCGCGGTTGCGCGCCGGGATCACCGTGCGATCGTCGTCATCGTGGAACGGCGGGATCTTGTGCTCGTAGTCCACCAGGAACGCCGAGCCGGCCGCCGCCCCGAACTGGATCATCAGCTTGCCGTTCTGCTGGCCCACGACCGAGAACGGCAGTTCGTTCTGGCTCGCGTCGTAGACCGAATGGATCCGCGCCACGTTCGACGGAGCCAGCACGATCCCGGAGATCCCCGACGACTCGAAGGTCAGGCTCTCCGTGTTGCGGATGAAGAAGGCTTTGCCGCCGCACCGATCGAGCAGTTCGTTCTGTGCATCGACCAGGGATTGCCGCACCTTGTCAGCGACAACGCCGGTGGACCGCGCCGATCCGGAGAATCGCATGTTGGTCAACTGGATCAGGTCCAGCATGCGCGGCCGGTCCCGCAGGAACGACGAGACGGTTTCGACCGCCACGTCCTCGGCCGACATCTCCAGCACGAAGGCTTGATCGGCGGCCGGCCCACTCGCGCTCCCGGTGACACCGAAGAACCAGTAGCCCTTCGTGTTCCAAGTGATGCCGTAGTCGGTGTTCGGTTCGTATTGGACGACGAGCTGCGCGCTTGGATCCGAGTCGTCGTCCGTGTTGACGTAGGCGCGGACCAGCGCGCCACCCTGCGTCGGCTCCACCCGGATGCGAAGCTGCTGCGCCGTCAGGTATCGCGTCTCGGTGGTCGGCGCATCGTCCCGCTTGAAGATCCGATCGGTGACATCGACGATCGTGAGGCGCGGCAGCGCAGCCCCGACCGTCCCACCGCCACCGATGGCGAGGAACACCTTGGAGGTTGGAGCCGAGTCCTCGTAGACCGTGGCGAACAGATCGACCGACGTGGCATCACCGGCAGCAACTCCGGTCCGCCGACCCAGCAAGCCGAGCACGACGCCAACGGACGAGTGCTGTTGCGACCCGAACGTGAACATCGCCGACGCCGCGAACGCATCGCTCGTCGGCAGGCTGACGGTGTTGTAGGCGAGCACCGTGCCGAGAACCGCTGCGGCGTTGTGCTTCGCGAGGTGATTGATGACGGACAGGTCCGAGCCCGTCGCCGCTGCGCGCAGGCGCTTCCAGGCGTTCGCCCGATAGTTCTCGATCGACTGCGTGACGGCCGGATCGCCGTAGTCGAACCGCTCGACAAGGCTAACCATCGTCGAGCAGCAACCCCTCGCGCTTGAGCGTCTTGCGCGCGTCGTTCTGCGTCCAATACTCGGACCCGAACTGGTTGCGCCGCGCCATGAACATCTCTCGTGGCACCGCGCCGATCAGGCGCATGTCACCCGACGGCCGCCGGGCCTTCGCCCCACGCTGCGCGCGAACAGCCTTGCGAAGCTCGGCCTGCTCGCGCGCGTAGACGGCCTCTTGTTGCTGCGGCGTGCGCTTGCCGCGTGCGAGGTTGATCCCGACCTTGGACTGGTCGAAGTCGAACTGCCGGTCCTTGATGTAGGACGACGGCGGCGCGTAGCCAGCGTGTCGGAATGCCGCTTCTGCTGGGCAGAATGGGCAATCGGACGGATCTTCGACGGAGGCTCGCGCGGGGACCTTTGCAGTCTCCCCGCACGAGTCGCACCGGAAGATCCGATCCGAGTCCTCGAACACGGATCGCTACTGGTAGTTGACGCCGCCGATGCCTGCGATCGGGTTGCGGACCAGCGCGCCCCACTCGCCGACGATCATCCCGCGCTCGTTGTCGCCGGTCTTCGCCAGCGGTTCGTGGTGGAACCCATCGAACAGGCTGAGCTTGAAGTATTCCGGCTGGAGCAGGAAGAACATCGAGACGAGCGTGGGGGTGAACGCCGCCGCACCGAGCGCCGTGATGAGCGAGCGGTCGTAGTTCATCGGCAGCGCCGTGTTGGTCGGATCCAGGTAGCGGTAGGTGTTGATCCACACCGTCCCGAAGTCCGTCTCGATCACCATGATCGAGTCTTGCAGCTTCGCCATCTCGGCCGGGATGTTGCGGTGGTTGAGCACCGCCTGCGTCCCGGAGATGGCAACCGCCATGTCCGTGATTCGCTTCTTGAGCGTGGACCCCGTGAGCAGCAGGGAGTTGTTGACCGGGAACCCGATCCGGTAGCCACCCTGGAGCACGGAGAAGAACTCATCGCGCACGAGCACGGCGGTCCCGCCGTCCTTCACGAACGAGCAGTATTTCAGCGGGACAGTGAGCGTGCCCGCCGCGCCGCCGTAGCCGATCGTCGCGTCGGCCGAATGCTTCGTCCGCGCCAGCCCGGTGTAGGCCAGCCAGTTGAGGATTCCATGCGTGACGCGCGGGTTCGCCGTCGCCTGCGTGGTCGTGGTGTTCGCCACGTCGCGGCCGACGCCGAGCGCCAGCGCCAGCTCGACCTCCGTGCCGAGACGGAGCTGCTGCTTCTCCATCTGGTAGGCATAGGGATCGTCGATGCCGGCCATGTCGGCCTTCATCGACGTGCGCGACACGTCCACCAGCTTGCTGTTGATCTGGTGGACGTTGAAGAAGCGATCGGCATGCACGACCGCCTCGAAGGCGTGGCCTGCCTCGCCGGCATCCTTGCCTTCCTGGATCGTGACGATCTCGGTGCCCGGGTCCTGGGCGCGCGGGATGTCATCGACCGGCCACTCGAACTTGCGCTGCGAACCCTCGCGCGTGCCGAGGATCGAGAGCAGCGGCGTGTCGAGAGGGCTCATGTTCGTGATCGTGTCCATCAGGTCCTCTCGAACGACCCTGCTGGACGTGCTGTAAAACTGGTTGGTGTTGCCGAGGTAGGCCATTTGTAGAAAAGGGAACTAGGCGGTCAGGCTCCGCGTCGAACCTGCACCACCCGCGACCGCGAGAGCTTCGCACGAGACAGCTCGCGCGCGAACTTCTGCCGATCGGAGGGCGTCGTCTTCGGGTCCGCCAGCTTGGTTTCCAAGTCGCGAACCGTCTTGTCGATGTCCCGGTCGGCCGGTGTGAAGTTGCGTGCGCCGCTGCTGCGACCCCCCGCCTGATAGTGGCTCCGTTCGTCGAAGCCACGCCCGTCGTCCTGCGGGAACAGGGATGGATTGCGCGTCTGCGCGAGGACCAGCGCCTCCTCCGTCGAGAGACTGTCGATCTTCGCTTGCACGTCGATCACGGCCTCCAGTTGTTCGTCGGAGAGCTGAACGTCCTTCAACTCCTTCCGCAGCTTACGCTCGACCCGAGCGCGCTTGACTTCCTCCAGGGCATCCCGGAGATCAGGCGTGTCGAGTGCTTCTTCGGTAGCGACCCGTGCTGCGCGAGCTGTGCGAAGCGCGTCCTCGTCCGCACCTTCGCCATCGGACTTCACAATGCCCTCGCGGCGTAGCCGCTCTGCGAGAGCCTTGTCACCTTCGCCGTTCTTCCCTGCGTTCCGCAGTGAGGCCAGCTCCCGCTCCATCTTCTCCAGGCGAGTCTTGTAGGAGTTCTTCTCCTCGTTGACCTGCTTGAACCGATCGTAGGGAACCGGACCTTGCCCACCGTCACCCTCCAAGGGTGCCGGTGCTTTGCCCGACGGGGGAGGCGACCCCCCGGTCTGCTTGTTTTCGCCCTTCTTTTCGGACTCGCTCATCGGACTTGTCGGATGCGACCCGACTTACGCTTTCTGTTGTTGGGGTTCGTGTGACTGAGTGAACTTGTTGACCGGGCTACTTGCCCGGGACCCGGCCAGTCACGTTGCCGGCGACGTTGCCACCGCCCGTCGGAATCGCACCGCGCGGGTGCTTCTTCACGGGGGTCCCCTTCGGGATGGACGACTTCACACGAGCGGCCCCGCCCTCGGGGTTCACGCTCTGGTGGTGGATCTTGTGCTTGCCACCGTTCTTCATGGATCGCCTCGTTTGCTGCTGGCTGCTGACTACTGACTTGGAACTCCTGAGTCTCGCTCCGGTAGATCCGTCTGACCATCAACATCTTGCCACTTCTCCAGCCGGGCACGCAAGACCTGGGCCTTTTTGTCAAGGATCGGCAGCTCCTCATGCGGCGTGACGGAGGCCGCGAGCAACGAACGGAGAGCGAACGCCTCACCCCGCGCGAACCCGATCAGGTAGGCGTCACCGGAATCGGATTGGTCGGGTGGAAAGAGGATCTGGTGGCCGAGCTTGACGAGCCGCGCGCGCAGGTTGTTCTCGAACTCGCGCCACTCGGACGATCTGGTCAGCGCCAGGGCCGAGTTCATCAGGTCGATCTGCGCCTCGACCCGGTGAAGCTCGGCGCGCAGACGGGTGATGGCTCGGCGAACGTAGTCGGTGTCCGGGATCGCCCTGGCTACTGACTCAGCCATGTCGGGTCAGCTACGCACTCGTCCGCATGTTGTCACCCTGCGAGTAGGGGGTGGACCGCCCCGGCGACGACACCTTGTTGTTGTCGGCCGGCCCCGGGTTCTCCCGGCGCGGCGTGCGCGCAGGTGGCTGACCGGCGGACGGCTGGCTGGCCGGCGACGCCATCCCGCCCATCGGCGATCCGGCAGCCGCGCCCGGCGGCTGCATCGCGGTCTGCACGGCCGGCGCTGCGTTCTGCGACGCCGCGCGCTGCAACTCTTTCTTCTGCATCTGGAGCAGGTGCGCGGCGATGTGCATGTCGTGGACTTCGAGGATCTGCTGCGGCGAGTTTCGACGCGCGGCCTCGGCGCGGCTGGCAAGGTGCGAGCGCAAGTGCTCCGCGTCTGGATCCATCTCCTCGACGGCGACCTGCTGCCCTTGGCGCAGCAGTTCGTTCTCCTCACCTGGAAGCATCAGCATCGTCAGCATCTTCGGCGCATGCACCACGTCGTCTTCGAGTTCCGTGCCGACGGTCAGGTGGTAGTAGTCGCGCAGCAGCAGCGGCACGTTGTATTTCGACGGGTCGCCCTGGATGAACGGCGCAGCCATGTTGAGCCAGTTGGCGAGCGCGGTCGCGCGCAACCCGAGCGACCCTAGCTGCGAGATCCCGACCATCTCGAAGTCGATCTCGTGCTGGAACGTCATCGGAGACACGAGCGCGTAGTCCCCGAGCGCCTTCGCCGCCTTGCCCAGCACACGGAAACGCTCCTGCTTCGTCACGAACTGCGAATCGAGCGCGTGCGTCAGGATCAGGATGCGGTTGAACATCCGGGAGAACGACCGAACGATCCCCTTGAGCCGGCGGTTGCCCTCTTGGATCTTCCGCTCGATCTCGGTCGCCGTGTCCCCCTGCTCGCTCGACGACGCATCGAGGATCTTCGGCGCTCCGAACGTGTCGCGCACGTCGTTCTCCAGCAGCGCGTCGATCTGGAAGAAGGACGAGAGCGTGTCCACGACGCGCGTGAACTCGACCTTGCCGGCCCCGGCGAAGAACTTGCCGGGGTGGATATCGAGGATCGAGTCGGGCAGGTCGCCGCTGTCCTTCTCGGAGAACCCGAGCGGGCAGACGGAGAGCTTGTGCCCCTGGAGCGCAAGCGATCGGTGCTGATCCTTCTCGATCGAGAGCGGGATGACGTGATCCAGCGCGCTCGGCGTGAACAGCTCGTAGAGATCCTCCGACGTGCGCGCGATCGCGTAGGGCCGGAACTTCCGGTCGTAGAAGTTCTCCTGGACCCGCGTGCAGACCTTCTCATTCAGAACGTTGATGACGCACTCGACCGGCCGCCCATCGCCGTAGAGATCGAACCGCGCCCAAAGCTCGACTTCTTCGAGCGGCGTCGGCCCGTGCGGCACTTGCTCGCCGACGCGCCCACGGCCATGCGTGTCCGACCGGGCCATCTTGTCCCGGTTCACCTCGCGCGCCGTGTCCCGGTGCGCGCTCAGCTCCATGATCGCGTCCCGGTTCTTGTAGATGCCCAGCTCGCACAGCGCCAACGCCTCCTGTTTCTCGATCTTGGAAACGTCCCCGATGAACGACGCGCGCTCCTCATCCACCGCGTCGGGGTCCATCAGGAAGTCGTAGGTGTCGAGCGGGCGCAGGAACGGCTGGTTGCAAACGATCTCCTCGCGCTCGTGCCGCGAGATGACGTATTCGACGGTCCCCTTCGCTTCGTCCTTGACCTCCTTCGCCTCGGTGTGAACGCGATCCTCGACACGGTAGTCCCAGCCGAGCTTCGCCACGCACAGCTTGTTGTCGAGCATCATCCGCAGGAGCGGCTGCACCGAGTCCTCGAACTTCATCGAGTAGAGCCGGTATTCCATCCAGGCTTGCAGCACCTCGGATGTTTGCTTGTCGAGCTTGTCGCGGCCCTTGATGCGGAACGGCGGGCGGTAGTTGAGGACGGCTTCCTCGACGCGCGCCACAATCGCTTCGCGCGCCTTGTAGATTTCCGGCGAGTGAACGGGGTCCATGCCCCACACGTCGGCCAGCGACTCGCCCTTCATCATCAGGGCGATCAACCGCCAGTCGCGACGGATCAGGTGGATCCGGTCGTCGTAGTAGCGCCGGCACTCACGGACGAACGCGACCGCGCGCTCGGCGATCTCGGGGTTGTCGGCAAGGTTCGGGTAGTGGATCTGCCGGTTGATCCACTTGGTCACTTCGGCCGGTTTCGGGTCGATCCCCGGCGCGCGGAACGTGGACTTGCGCTCCTTGCGGCGCGGCTTGCCGGTGGTGTCCCGTGCGACACGGGCGGGCTTCGCCGGCATGTTCATGTCGGGAACGACCGGGTTGCCGTAGACCGCCTGACTCATGCGCCGGCCGCGACCTCAGCCGTTTCCATCAGTTCGTTCTTGTAGTCGAGAAGCTGGTTCAGCACGCGCTGGAACTCCTGCTCGACGAACATGACCCGCTGCGCGATCGCCTGGAACGAGGCAAGGTCCGGAGCGGAGCCGACCGAGTTCACGGCGTAGCGAAGCTGCGTCAGCTTCTCGCGCAACGCGCGCAGCTCGTCGAGAGCCCCGATGATCCGGTCGGCCAACAGCGTTTGCCGGCGATGCACGGCCGCGTCGGCCTTGACGATCTCGTCCACGGCGATCATGTCGATGCCCGTCTCGATCGCTGCTGGGAGGGTGGGCGGCTCAGCGTGCGCCATCGCGCCAGCCGCCGCCTCGGTCGCCGCCTCGGCCTCGGCAACATCCTCCGGCGACAGCCCCACCTTCTCGAACACGCTGCGCTTCTTCTCGTTGCTCATTTCGGGATCCTGTCTCGCCAGGAGTTCGTGTCAACCGCGCGATCGGCCCAGCCCCGGCCTCCGAGTCCTCGTCGGTCAACCCGCACGTTGACCGCCTGACCGGGCCGATAGCGCGGCCCGGATCCTAGCTCGGATCGGAACCGGCGGACAGAGTTGGGCACGTATCGGCAGATCCGGTTGCCGTTGCGGTCAACGCGGTCGATGTCCGCGAGCGCGTCGGGGATGTCGTTGCGCGAGTGGCGCGGGAAGTAGACGAACTGGTCGATGAGTTCACCGGAGACAGGCACGGATCCGTCGTTCAGCGGCTCGTGCGGGTAGTTCAGCAACTCGCGAGTCTGCGCCAAGTCGGCGAACACGCGCGGCACCGTCCGGTTGAAGAAGATGCGGCCGGTAGCGAAACGCCCTTGCAACCCGAGGATGCGCTGCACCTTCCGGTTCTCCGCGCCCGACCGCTTGATCCGCTCGATGTTCAGCCGCACACCGCGCCGCCGAGCCTCCTCCTCGATCGCCGAGATGAACACCTCATTCATCGTGATCTCCTCGAACAGTTGCGAGTGGATCGTCAGTGCGAGCCCCCACTTCCCAAGCGTGTCGAAGAACTCCTCGATGAACTGCCCCGGCGTCCAGTGCCCCACGGAGACATCGAGCACGTAGGCCGTGTCGGTCGCGTCCATGCCGACCACGGCGATGACGGAGTGGCAGGCGTCCTCCTCCGGCTTCGTCGCGGTGTCGGTCAGGATGTAGCCGGAGAGCGTTGAGATCGTGTCCTGGTGCAGCGTGCAGAGCCGGAACTGTTCCTTGGTGAACGGCTGCGTGTCGCCGCTGATGATGCGGTTGAGATACTGCGAGGCGAAGTCCGCCGCGCGCATCGAGTTCAGCTTCGACTGGAGATAGCTGATCGGTTGGTGCTCGAAGGTCGGTGTGCCGACGAGCTTGACGATCCCCTCCTCCTCGTCCTTCACCATCTCGACGCCCGCCTCGATGATCTCGACGCGAACACCCTTCAACTCGTTCATCACGAAGTCGTAGGCGTCACCGCCGGCGTAGCGCGTGCCGATGATGAACAGCGTCCCGCCGCCCATCAGCAACGGCACGAGCATCTTGATGCACGCCTTCGTCTTCTCGCGCCCGTCCTCGGTCCGCACGTTGTCCCACGTCACCAAGTCGTCGGCGATGATGATGTCGGGGTGGATGCCGGTCATCGACACATCGACACCGCCGGACTTGAACGTCGGCTCCGGCGCGATCAGCGTGCGACCGGCGACCGTGAACTCGTCGCCCGTCTTCCCCCACTTCGACGAGCGCATGTGGCCGAACAACGCCAGCACCTTCTCGTTCTCCTCGAAGAACTGCTGCATCGTCCGCAAGATGTTCTTCGCCTCCTTGTGAACCTCGCGCACGTAGAGGATGCGGATGTTCGGGTTGCGGATCGCACGGCGCATCATGTAGGCCATGCACAGCGTCGTCTTGTAGGATCCGCGCGGCGCTTCGAGATGGTGGATGCCCGGGCCGGCTTCGTCGAAGAAGCGCGTCATCCGCTGGTGCGGCCCGTTGTCTCGGATCCCGCCGGTCCCGATGTTGATGCGCTTCTCGTCGTCCTTCGGATCCTTGTCGTAGTCGAATCCGAGCACGCGCCGCGCGAAGAAGCCGGTGTCGGACAGCGCGCGCCGGACGAACTCGGTGTGGAAGTCGAGCGTGTCGGTGGGGGTGGTTGGCGCTGAACTCACGGGATCACGTCAACCTGCCCCTGCACCTGCACCTTCTTCCACGTCCGCTTCTTCCCCCCGATCGTCACCTGCACCTCGATCCAGAGCTGGTCGATCGCCGTGATGCCGCCGGTGTTCGCCGACGCCCACTCGCACGCGACGATGCCGTTGGCCCAATCCGCCTCGGCGTGACCGGAGGACATCGCGGCGGATGCGACGACGGCCGCACCGGCCGCATCGACGATCGCCGCGTCGATCGCGGTGGCGGCGGCAACGTTGAACGGCTTGCCGTTGCGTTGCAGGTGCAGGATGACCAGCACGTCGTCACTCTGCGTGACTACCGGGAGATCGGCCACTCAGTCACCTTGGTCGCGGACGGGGACGATGCTTCTTCTTGCCCTTGCACGGCACAGGAATCACCTCCTCACACTCACAGGAAGAACGTGAACACGGAGATCAGGTCCGCCAGCAGCCCTTCGAGGATCGCCATGGTCGCCTCGGGGTAGGCTTCGATGGCTTTCCAGGTGGCGCAGCTCGCGGGGAAGAAAAGCAGGGTCGTGACGCCGAGAAGGAGAAGGGGATTCGCGCTGCGGTGGAGATCGCAGCGGGGCATGGCGTCACGACCCTGCGAAGGCGTCACTGCGGCGCGATAGGCTTGTGGGTCTTGTCGTAGAGCTCGTTGAGCTGGCCCTGCTGGTCCTTGTTCTGGTTGCGGAGCCCCAGGAACCCAAGGATCGCCAGCAGACCGCCGCCGCTGCCCAGCCACTTGAACCATTCGCCGATGTCGGTGTCGCCGGACTTGTCGGCATCGGCGACGACCTTCCACTCCTCGACCTTGGCCGGCAGTTCGTTGAGCCGCGCCATCACCGTCGCGGCGATCGTGCTGAACTGCTTGATCGACTCGCTGACCGAGGCCAGCGTGACGGTCGCGGCGTCCAGGAGCTTCGCTCCCTTGTCGGCCATCTCGCCGATCTTCTCGACGGCGGCCGGGGCCTTCTCCAGCGTCTCGCGGAGCCCGGCGCACGAGGGGAGCGCGAGCAGCGCGCAGAGGATCAGGGTTCTCATTCGTCGTCTCCTACGGTTTTTTGGTCCTTCGCCATCTCGGCATCGAGCCACGTCTTCATCGCGCCCACGCGCTCATACCAGGAGCCTTCGCCAACCGAGTAGCGGTGGCATGTCCCGTCATCCTCGACACGGCACGCAACGATGTGGACCGAGTTGAAGTGCTCGCGCAGTCGGATCGCGTGCCCGCGGACCAGCTTGAGATCGGCGTCGGCGTCGATCATTGGTTCTTCTCGATCTTGTTGACGATGCGATCCGCTTGTTCGCGCACGAGTCCTTGCGTCTTCTCGTGCCCTTCCATGCTGGCCTCTAGCGCGTTGTCCAACTGCGTTCCGTGCTGCAACGTGTTGTTGTTGATCGCCATGCGGAGCATGCGGATCTCGGGTTTCATGTCCTCAAGGTGCTTCAACAGCGCGCTGACGAGCTTCTTGATGAGCCAGCCGATCCACCCGCCGACCACTGCAAGCGCGCCGATCATCGCGTCGGTGAGCAGGCCAGAGTCGATGATGGACAGGAGCATCAGGCCGTCGGGATCGGGTGGTCAGCGGAGTCGGCCGGGTCCACCGCGCGGACGAAGTGCGCGAGCCAATCCGGGAACTCGTAGATCGACCAACAGACAAGCCCGTTGCTGTCGGTGTAGCCGGTGTAGCTCTCCCCCTGATGCCCTGACTGCCCCGGCGCGATGCCGTTGAACAGCAGGATCTCGATGTGCTCGTTCTTGCGGTCCTCGTTCTGGTAGCAGATCGTGACCTGCTGCCCAGCCGTCGCCGGCTCCGGCGTCACCGAGAAGCGGTCCGGCGGGTTGCCGTTCACTTCCCGATCTCCTGCATCAGCAGTTTCAGGAATCGCGCCGCATCCGCACCTGCCTCGCCGCCCGATGCCGCCTGCCGCACGAGCGTCGCGCAGGCGACGCCAACGAGGGCTTTGAGGCGCTGCTGCGCGAAAGCGACGCGCTTGGAGTCTGACGGCTCGGAATCGAGGATCTCGACGCAGTTCTCGAAGGAAAGCTGCTCTGCACGGTGGATCGTCTCCATGGTTCCGGCTCCTGCGATGACACCCGTCCCAAGAAGCAGGACTGCTACCAGCAGGCTCCGCGTTCTGGAAAGGGCGGCCATCCTCAAGCGGTAGTATTCCCAGATCGCTCGGGTTCGCAAGATGTTGCGCCGCCAAGAACGATCTCGATGCCTCCGGACCACGCCGGAAGGATACCGGAGCCCCTAGCGGAACACGGCCACGACCGCGCCGCAGGTCGGATCCAGCGCGCCGTCCCCGCCGCTCGCCTGGATCGCCAGCCACACCCCGGCCTTCGCCCCGGCCGTGAGCGCGATCCACCCCGTCTCATACCAAGTGTTCGCGGTGACGCAGTTGACCGACACGGCCGACGTGCCGATCTGGCTGTAGGTGCCGACCGTGGTCGCAAACGCGGTGTGGTAGCGCAGCTCCAGCGTGTAGCCGGCCGCGCCGTTCGTCGCCTGCCGGTTCACCTGGAACTTGACCTCGGTGTAGTTGGTCAGGTCCACCCAGCGCACATGCCGGTGGCTGTTGCACCAGAAGCGCGCGGTGGCCGGCGCGTTGGTGTCGGCTGCGGCCGCGCCGGCCTCGGCGTTCAGGTCGATGTAGAGCTGCGGCACCGAGCCACCCCCGCTCGCCGCGATCTCAACGTCCACCTCCCCCGCTGCCTCGTCATCCGTCACGGTGATCGTGACGTTGCTCCCCTCGACCAGATTCAATCGCCCCCTCGGCCCAACCCCATCCCCGCTCGCGTTCTTCCGCACGACCAGCGGATCGAACAACAACGCCGGCACCGCTGCTGCCGCCGGCTCCACGTCCGTCACGACCGCCGCGTCAACCAGATTCGTCTCGCCCTCCATCCCGCGCACCCGGTCGATCAGGTTCACGGTCACAACGGCGAACGTGTCGCTGACGACTACCGGGGCAGAGGGAACGGTCGGCGGGGGCACGAGGGAAGGTTAGCATTTCGTCGAGACTATTCACCGTCTTGTCCGCCAAACCCCTGACGAATACCTCGGCCAGCAACTCGGCGTGGTGATACTGCTCGCGCTCCAGCATCAAGGCTCTCACCAGTTCACTTGTCGGCTTCGGAGGATCAGTTCTCACGACTACTTTGCCGGCTGCACCTCTGCGGTCCTCCAAAAGCCTCCCAACCTGAACGCCTCTGCCTCGAAGGCTGGGTTGTTCGCGATGTTTAGCTTGGCCTGAACAATCGCGTCGATTGCGTCATAGGCCGAGACGATCATGTCCCGAAGAACATGAAGACCTCGATCGTCTTCCACACACCGGCCGGTTCCTCCGGTCTCAACCAGAACGAACGACACCGAGTAGTATCGCGGAATCGCGGTATCAGACCGAAGCATCTTCTCCTCCATGAACTCGCTCCTGGAGAAAGACCGAACCTCTCCGCTCACCCCACCACCTCCACCTTCGCCAGCACCACCATCAACTCCGGCGGCTCGGCCGGCCAGCACCACGTCCAGCACTTCGTCTCCCCGCAATACTGCAAGAACCACCGAGCCTCGTGCTCATTCGTGTTCTCCGTCACCACTTCCCCCTGCCCGCCGAACCGACTGCCCAGCCACCCCAGCACCCCGTTGCTCGGCACGTCGCCCCACGGGCTCGTCCACTTGTCCGGCGTCATCGTCCGGCTCCACACCAGCGTCGCCGGCCACTGCGTCGCGCAGGGTCTCCGATCCACAGCGTAGACACCGCACACTCGCAAGCGAACCACCGGCTGCATCTTCGGAAAGTCCTTCGGACTCCAAAAACTCCACGCCGCCCCGCACCGCCGCGCCGTCACCACCACATACAACTCGTTCCCGAGCACCAGAGCCTCGCTCTGCTGACTCCACCCGCGATACGGGTCGCTCCCATCCCACAGGGTCAGGTTCCCGAAGTCGATGGGGCGCGGATCGAGCAGCATCGCGCTGCGGGCTGAGCTGGCCTGCGGCGACAGCGACACCACCCCCGCACCCCCGCTCTCGGAGGGTTTGGTGGGCTCCGGGGGCCGCCCCGGCGACATCGACGCCACCACCGCCACCGCACTCGCCACCCCTAACGTCGCCCACGGCGACGCGAGCACGGCGGACGCAAACAGAACACACCGACTCAGCCAGTTAGCCATCACTTCTCCACCCCCCTCCCCATCTCCCTCACCACTCTATCCTGAACGGGCCCCAAAAGCCTCCCCACCGCCCGCGCCGCCTTCACCGCCAACCGCCTCACCTCCAACCCCAACCTCTCGTCCTCCACCAGACTCAAACACCCCCCGTAAAAGTGCTGGAGGTTCCCCAGGAGGCTAGGCCAGTGGATCGGGGGGAGGGTTGAAGGGCCATGTAGCGCCTGTTGGGGTGACATCGGCGGCTGGCTCGGCTGACCTTCACCCACCGCCACCCGGGCTTCCTCCTCCAACCGCCCAGGTGGAACCGAGGAGAAATCATCCATCGAAAGCTGCGTGGGTTGGGGGGCAGGATGGGGGGTGGAATGAGGGGTGGAA